ATCACCACGAACGACGACGGCACGCCGGACGACACGCTCGTCATCACGCTCGACAAGCCGCTGGTGTGGTACAGCGGCTGCGGTCTGCCCAACCCGTTCGCGTCGGGAGTGGACGTCGAGAGCTTCAAGGTCACCAAGGCCGGCGCGGGTGACGCTGCTGTGAAGATCCGCATCCTCGTGGGAGACGTGACCACGTGATCCAGTATGGGTTGACTCGCACTGTTCCACCGGCAGAAGAGCCCGTGTCTCTCACGGAGGCTAAGCTGTGGTGTCGAGTCACCCATACGGCTGAGGACGCGCAGTTCGAAGCGGCGATCACCGCCGCCCGTGAGATCTGCGAGGCTTGGACTCGACGGCAGTTCATCACCGCTACGTGGAAGATGGTGATGGACAGGTTCGACGGGAGCTGGTACGAGAGATGGCGCGGCCTGCCCATCTTTCAGTCGGCCGGAGAGGGGTATCACCAGCTGGTGCGCATCCCCCTCCCGCCGCTCCAGTCCGTGTCTTCTGTGAAGTACGTGCACTCGCAGACTGGGGTGCTGACGACCCTCGACTCCGAGCTCTATCGGGTCGATGAGGTCAACGAACCAGGGCGATTGACGCCTGAGTTCGATGAGGTCTGGCCGGACGTACGACAGGTGACGAACGCCGTGGAGGTGGTCTTCGTCGCAGGTTACGGGTCGGCGTCGGCGGTCCCTGCTTCCATCAAGCAGGCGATCAAGACGCTCGTCGCGCTCTGGTACGTGAATCGAGAGATGCCGAGTGAGCTCCCTGACGGGGTGAAGAACCTCCTGCGTGCGGTGAGCTATGATGAATATCGGTAAGATGCGCACGCCGATCACGCTCCAGTCCCCCGTGGACGCGCGGACCGCCGGCAAGGCCGTGCAGACCACCTATGTGGACGTCTCGCCGGATGTGTGGGGTTCGGTGGAGGTGGGTGAGACCACCCAGAGCGAGGATCGTGAAAGCGCCAAGCAGCAACAGGGTCGGAACCGGGTACTCGTGACCATCTGGTCCTACCCTGGTTTGACCTCCAAGTGGCGGTTGAAGATTGGTACGCGGATACTCGCCGTGACGCGAGTGAACGACGTAGGGGATAAGGGCGAGGCGATGCGCTTGGAGTGTGTGGAGGTCTCGTAGTGTTTGTTCTGATGCAGATCGCGGGGTTGGATGAAGTGCTCCGCGACGTCGGCAAGCTGCAGCAGAACCTCCGCAACAAGATCGTAAAGCGCGCGCTACGGGCTGTCGCCAAGCCTTTCATCGATGATGCTAAGGCGCTTGCGCCAAAGGATACGAAGGCGCTCACGTTCTCCCTCGGGCAGGTTGTACGGCAGTATGGCGGTGGGCGCGTAACGTTCATGGCCATCGGCCCGCGCCGTGGCAAGGGCTTTGAACGGGTCAAGAGGTACCCAGCGCGAACCGGCTCAAAGGGCAAGACGATCAAGGAGCGCAAGGTACTCCGCCGCCCGGTGCGTTACGCGCACATGATGGAAAAGGGCACAAAGCACCTACGCCCACGACCCTTCCTCCACCCGGCGTGGATGAAGAACAAGGGTAAGATAGACCAGAAGCTAGCCTCCTTGATCTGGGATCAGGTGCGCCTTGCTGTGGCTAACATCAACCCGCGTACGTTCAGGAGTGGGTATTGATCCGCACCGCCTTGATTGACGCGCTGATCGCTGAGGCGACCGTCTCTGCCCTCGTTGATGATCGCGTGTACCCGATCAAGCCACCGCGGGACGCGGCGTACCCGCAGCTCATCGTGATGAACGATGGCGGCGGGCGAGAAGCAGACATGGACGGGCCGGATTGCGTGCGCCACCCGCAGATCCGCATTGACTGCCGCGCGTATATCCCGGATGAAGCGGATGCGCTGGCAACGGCCGTTGAAGCGTATCTCGATGGGTTCAGCGGCACGATTGGCGACTACGCTGTGCAAGGCATCCACCTCATCGATGACCCGGATGAGTACCAGCCGACGCTGGATGCGGATGAGAAGGATGTGTACTGGGTGTCCTTAGTGTTCACCGTCTGGTATGGGAGTGCATCATGACTTGTGGTATCACTGAGGGCTACGGGACAATCCTGTCGACCTCCCCGGATAACGTCACCTACACGCCGCGCGCGGGGGTGACGAAGATCTCCGGTCCGAACATGGACGGGAAGAGCCTCGACGCCTCCGACCTCGACTCGGCGGACGGCTTCATGGAGTTCTGCCCGGGCATGGTCGACGGCGGCGAGATCATGGCCGAGCTGAACTTCAAGAAGACGGAGGTGACGGCGTGGTACGCGTTGGTGCGTACCGAGTTCTACGCCAAGATCACCTTCACGACCGGCAGCACCTGGGTGGCGCAGGTGTTCATCACCAAGCTGGGCAAGGAGACGCCACACGACGACAAGATCACCATGTCGGTGACCCTGAAGATCTCTGGCAAGCCCACGTGGACGGAGTAACCATGCTACTGTCGAAGGACCAGATTCTCTCTGCGAACGATATCCGGTACATGGACGTCGAGGTACCGGAGTGGGGCGGCACTGTCCGTGTCGGCACCATCCTCGCGTCCGAGCGGAACCTGTACGAGCAGTCCCTCACCACCCGCGTCGGGAACCGGCGGGACGTGAACCTGCAGCACTCGCACGCCAAGCTCGTCGCGCTCTGCGTGGTGGACCTGGAGGGCAAGCGCGTCTTCACGGAGGACGACGTGCACGCGCTGAGCCGCAAGTCCTCGGCGGCGGTCGACCGGGTGTTCGACGCTGCGGCGAAGCTGAACCGCATCTCCGAGGCTGACCTGGAGGAGCTGCGGGGAAACTTGAAGCCGACGCAGACCTCAGGTTCCAGTACGAGCTAGCGCTGGAACTCGGTCGTCCTGTGGTTGAGCTGCTTGCCAGTATGTCCTCCGCCGAGTATGCACACTGGCAAGCGCTCAACCAGATCTCCCCCATCGGCGCGAGCCGATGGGATGACAGGTTTGCGTCGGTTGTAAAGATGATCGCGGATGTGTGGGGCGGCGGGTTGTCGTGGGAAGACGCGCGTCTTTCGTACGAGGAACGCACGGAGCAGACGGAAGAAGACATGGCGGCTGTCCTCCGCCGGGCAACGGAGCTAGCACGTGGCAAGCATCGGTAAGCTCGCGATCCACATCCTCGCTATCACCGATGACTTTGACCGCAAGGTTAACAAGGTCCAGCAGAAGCTCACGATGCTGGGCCGCTTCATGCAGTCCTTCAACGCCGGCAAGCTGACCATCGGTGCGGGGTTGGGGCTAATTGGTAAGGGGCTGAACGTAGGTCCAGCCCTAAACCAGTTCCGCATGGCCATCGGCGCCACGATGGGATGGGCACGCAGCTACTTCACTGCGGTGTGGGGCAACATCGATCGCGACTTCAAGCTCTCCGCACCGTTCGTGCGGATGGGCGCCTACATCTCTACTACCCTACAGGGCATGGGCGCCATCCTCTTCCGCGAGCTAGGCGCGCTTGGCCGGGCTACCGGTACGTACCTTGGCTACCACATCTCGCGCGCCATTCCCGTGGGGGTTAAGAACGCCAGCGCGGGGATACGGGAGGGGATAGCAGGCGCGCTCGGCGCGCTTGGAGGTCTCGCGGCTAGTGTGCTACCGCAGATCTTCAACCCGGCTGCGATGAAGGCGGACCTGGCGAGGGTGTTCAGCGTCATCGGCCAGTACTTGCCGCAAGGCCAGCTGATGTTTCAGGGGCTGACACTAGCCGGCGGGCACCTCACCCACGGCTTGCAGATCCTTAAGCAGCGCCTGGGGTTCGTGGCTGAAGGCATGAAGCTTGTAGGTCGCGGCGCTGGGCAGATCATGAAGGCCGGGTTTGATCTCGCCATCTCTGCCACTTCCCGCCTGACTCTCAGCGTGGCGGCCCTTGGCGCCGCGCTTGCAGTGGCTGCTGGGTACAAGCTCTTCAACACCCTGTCAAAGGGCAGGGATGAGGCAAACCACACACGCGCGCTAGCCGCGCAGTTCGACATGGACCCGGCTAAGATGGCTGGGTGGAAGGAGATCGCGGCGCGCGAGCGCCTGTCACTCGAGCGTATGCGGTTCTGGTTCAACCACATGACGCAGCGCATCGGTCGCGCCGTGTCGGGGAACAAGGAGGAGCAGGACATATGGCGCAAGCTGGGCATGGACCCGTACGAGCTCAACAAGATGAACTCGTCGGACGCCTTCATGAAGGTGCTCGAGCACACCAGCAAGATGGACTCTGAGATGGAGCGGGCGCACACAACCCTCAAGATCTTCGGCGAATCGGGTGTGGATGCGCTGCGCCTCGTGGAGACCGGCACGCGCGGGCTGAAGAAGGCGTTCGAGGATGTGCAGGACACTGGGCAAGCGTTCTCTCCCATCGACGCAAACAAGATCGAGCTGGCGAACGAGGCATGGCGGAAGATGGAGGGGTACGCCAAGGGCTTCGGT